CGGAGAACCCGTTTTGGAAGCCTTAATCGGTAACGAAACGCTCGTTGTGGATGGCGAAAACATCCGCATCCCCTACCTTGATTCGCAGAAAAAAACCAAAATTGAGCAAATAAGATTATATATAGATAATTATAAAGATATAGATAACTATATTACTATCAGAGGGAGAGATAAGATAGATAGGGATGATAGAGGGGGTATGGGGGAGAAAGAAGGGAAAGAAAGAAAAGAGAGGGAGACAACCCTGGAGGGTAGAAAGCGCAGAGGCTCCATCTACGACCACGACCAAATGCTCCAAATGTTTGAAGGCTTTTGGGAATACTACGACAAGAAGGTCGGCAAGGACAAAGCGATGGTCGCTTGGTTCAAACTCACAGACGAAGAGGTGGAGAAAATAAGGAATACCCTTCCCGCTTATTTAGAGGCTCACCACGAGAAGAAGTACCGCAAAGACCCCGTAAGATACCTTTCGCATAAAGCGTTCAATGACGAGCCTGTAAATGCGTCAGAGAGGCATTCACAATTTAACCAATCCAAAACCAATGAATCAACCCCAATCAGAACTTACGCCCCTGAGCCCGGAATTGTACGCTGAGTACCAGGATCGGATGCTCGGCATCCTCATCTGCGAAATCCTCAAGCCGGGAGATATCGTCCTGCAACTACGGGAGGAATACTTTGAGGAAGGAAAGCGCAGGAATGTCTTTCGGGCCATTCGCGAACTCCGCAAGGAGGAGGTTCCGATCAACACGCTGACCGTCCACCAGAAGTGCAAGGCTCTCAACTTTGGCATTGACCCGGTGTACCTGGCAACCATTGACAACGGCCTCTACACCGCAGACGGGTGGAAGCACTATCGTTTTGAACTGCACCAACGCTTCGTGCAGAGTCGCATCCACGAAATCAAGGTGGAGTTCTTGAAGCATCAAGATGTGGACAAACTGTATAACGAGATGCAGGAGATTCGTTCCCTTGACCCCGATCCGATTGCGACCGAGGCCCACGAATTGCTTGTGGGGTATATGATGGAATTGGACTCCATCCTTTCGGGGAGGAAGCCAAGCCGCATCACGCCCACCTACCATCCGAACACCGACCGCCTTATCACCGGTTTCAAGCCTTCAGAGTTCATTATTTTGGGAGGCAGACCTGCGATGGGGAAGACCACCCTTGCGGTGCAGTACGCCTTGAACCAAGCCCTTGCCGGGCGAGCGGTGGCCTTCTTCACGATGGAGATGTCCACCGACCAATTAATGACCCGACTTGTCAGCAACCTTTCGGACATTGATGGCGAAGCGTTCTTGGATGCGCAGAATCGCATCACCCCGCAGGACTTTCAGCAGATGGGCATAGCGGTGGACAAGGTGAAGAATGCTCCCCTGCATATCGTTGACATCCCTGGGGCTGACCCCGGAAGGATTGAGTTGGAGTTAATGAAACTCATCAAGACCCACAAGATTGAGGGGGCGTACATTGACTACCTTCAGTTGATTTCGGCCCTGCCCGAAGACCGAAGCAAAGCGAGGATTGAGCAGGTTACCAACATATCCAAGTACATCAAGGCGATATGTAAGAGGCTGAATATATGGCTCTGCGTGGTGTCTTCGTTGTCGCGGAATGTGGAGCAGAGGGAGAGCAAGAGGCCCAAGATGAGCGACTTGCGTGAAACGGGGCAGTTGGAGTTTGATGCCGACAAGATTCTGTTTGTGTTTCGGCCTTCGGAGTATATGGATGATTCGGATTACAACAAGGACGAGTTGAGGGATGTTATGGAGATTCTGTTTCGCAAGAACAGGAATGGCAGTATCGGTACCGCGATGGCTAAAGTTCAATTACAATACACAAAAGTGTTGGAATTTAGCGGTGATATCCCTACCTTTGAGGAGAAGATTGCAACCAAAAAAGCCCCATTCTGATGAGCCACATTCTTGAACAAATAATTGACCGATACCCGGATGAATCCTTCGTGAAAGCCACAGGGCTTAATAGGGCCATCATCGGTGTGGACGAGGCATCAATGAGGCTTGTTTACTCGGTGAGTAAGTGCATTGACATTTTGCGAAATGATATGACCATTGAAGAAGCCATAGAGTATTTTGAGTTCAATGTTCGCGGAGCTTATGTCGGAGAAAAAACCCCCATCTGGTGTGAAGATGATTTTGAACTATGAAATACGCAGGAATGTGTCCAGAACACGGATTGATAGCACACGATGCTCCAAAGGCAATGCTTGACATTAAGACCGGGCCATACTGCCCATACTGTGGTAAACTCGTTTTGGTTCTGAAAACGGATAAAAAGAAGAAGAAATAGAAATGGAACACAAAGTTGGCTTGATTGAAAACAAGATGGTGGAGAACATCATCTCGGTGGTTGCGTCCTACTTCAGCATCACTCCAGAAGAGTTGCAGAAGAAGACCCGCAGGGCCAACATCGTCCACGCCCGGCAGATCTGCACCTTCCTCATCCGCAAGTACACGAATGTCAGCAAGTACGCCCTGGGTCGCGTTTATTTCAACCAAGACCATAGCACAGTCATTCATTCGCTCCGGCTGATTGAAGAAGAGCAGGCTATCAACACCCGTGGAACGAGCCGAGACTTAGAGAACCTCAGCGACATCATTGAGGGCAAAGCACCGGCATTCAAGGCGAAGGTCAAGACCAAGTTCTGCGTTTTGGTTCGGTGCGAGAATATGAAGGACGAGTATTATGGCTTTTGGGACAACTCGGACGAAGCCAATGTCTGCCTCCAGGATAGAATCAAGTCGCTTGTCGGTAAGAAGAAAGACCGATGTGTTGAGAGTACGATGATCAAAGTGAAGATGATTAACAATGCCTAAACCCAAATCAACCCCCTTAGAGCTATTTATGGATTGGCTATCCAACCAACCCGGCTTGGTGCTGAAGACCGTAGTAATGAAGAAGGCTGACAAACTTCATCAGCGCGAGGAAATCAACCACTTGAAAGCCGCCTATGCAGAAGGGTACGACAATTACTCGCACCCCAAGAATTACACGATTGACGCTTCCGAATGGTATGCCCGGAAGTACAAGCGTTCCGAAAAAATTGGCTGCCGAAAACCTAAACCTTTCTACAAACCCAAAGAAAATGTCACAACAAAACCCACCAAAAGTTTACGCAAAAGGGATTTACGTTAACAAGAAGATTATCGCAGGCAAGGAGCTTGTTGAACTCTCTTTTAATGCAGACCAATTCGCTGCCTTCCTTCAGGAACACAAAGACGATAAGGGCTATGTCCGAGTCGCTTGTTGGCCGAAGCGTGAAGCGGATAAGTACGGCACTCACAATGCCGAGTTGAATACCTGGAGACCTACCCCAAAGGCAGATGTTCAGGAGACCAAAGATGATATGCCATTCTAATGGGGTCAGTCTTTAAATGGCCGACCATCCTTTGCGGATTGTTGTGCGTTGCGAAGCTCATCAGCCCTACGATTATTTCGTGGGGTTGGTGCTTTGCTCCCTTATGGATTACGCTGATGTTCGTCTTTGTCGTGTTCATCGTCATCCTGCTGACCTCGTTCTTCATCAAGCCAAAACACCTAACCCATTAACCCCTAATCATAAGCCGTGAAGATGTACCGTTTAAGGTCAGTCAATCCAAAATACGACCTGTTTCTAATGGCAGAAAATGTGAACGAACTATCCTTTTCGCTGTACCCTTACGTAATAAAGAATGGCATTCGGGTAATGTATGCGTTTAAAGAACACGAGTTGGAAGGCGTTGATTTGAAAGAGTTACCCGAAGGGGCCTACACCATTACCGAGTACGAACACGGCCAAGTCGTAGAAGCAAACAATTTTGGAAGTTGCACTATTTGCAAAACCCCCACCCCATAACCCGTGAAAGAACACTTCCAACCGATTGATGTGCTGACCCTCCTGCAAGAGTTCGTCTTGCAGAAGCATCTATCCAAGCCGACCTTTGACAAGATGAATGCTTACGCCCAGAAGAAGTGCCTCTTTTACTGCGAGAGAGTCCACGAAGACATCTCCAATTTAGCGGAGAGGCTCTACGAAATTGCAGAGTTAAACGACCTCAATGCCTCCTAAATGCCCAAGCCCCAAGGTTCGCGAACCATTAGAATACGACCTCCAAAAGAGCGTTTGTCAATACCTGCGCCTCCAATACCCGGCCCTGATATTCACTTCAGACTTGTCGGGCATACGGATGCCGATGGGCCTTGCCGTTAAGACCTCCAAACTCCGCTCCTCCAGGGCCATCCCCGACCTGCTCATCTTTGAGGCCCGGAAGGGCTATAACGGCTTGTTCATTGAGTTGAAGCGACCGGGGGTCAAGTTCTTCAAGAAGGACGGCATCACCCCGGCAACCGAACACTTTGCCGAGCAATGGGAGATGGTCAAGAGGCTGAATGCCAAAGGCTATCTCTCCGCGGTCGCTGACTCTTACGAGAAAGCCGTTGCCCTGATTGACTCATATCTTTCCACAAATAAGTAACTTTGCCCTATGCGTAAAAAAATCCTCATCAAAAAAGGCGAGAATTGGGCCGAGAACGACCCGATGCTTCCCACAATGGGAACAATTTGGAAGAGGGAATACGAGTTCACGGAGTCCTGCCTTTACAAGAGTACCGGCACGGAAGGGTACGGCATCAACAAACTCTGGGGCGTGTCGGGCCTCCCCTACCACAAGCGGAACTCGGTTCGCATCTGTTGGAGGTCAAGCGATGAAGGGCGGCACATCAAGATGTACGCCACCGCTTACATCAATGGACACAGGGAGATTCGCTATCTCTGCTCGGTGCAACCGGGGCAGAAGGTATGGTGCTTGATTTCCAACCAAGGCAACAACGCTTCGGTATGGATTAACAGTTTCTCCACCACCTTCAAGGTTCGCATCCCGTTTATCACCTACACGCTTCCGGCTTACTTCGGGGGCATTCCCCCTGCTCCGCAGGATATGGTCATCATTCGTTCAAAATAATCCTATGCCAACCAAAAAACCAACACCAACGAAAAAGGCTACCACCGCCAAGAAATCTACCCCCAAAATCGTTGGGCCAGGTAAGGCCCAAATGGATAGATGGGAGATTGAAAGCGCAATGTCAACGCTCCAAAGAGCCACGGAGATTCAGAAGGACTCCAAGCTTATGGGGCAGGTTAAGA